AAAACTATATCTGCTTTTTTTCTGCCCGCGGTATCTCTTCCTGCATCCATATATCCTGTAACTTTATCAATTCTAATAACTTTTCTTCCCGCTCTAAATTCTATATTAACAGGTCCGTCTTTTGTCATTTCGCCAATCATATTAAATAATGTGTGTTCGTTACCCAATCCAGCAGAAGCTTTACCTTGCTTTGATGCTGGCGCTACACTGATAGCAAATTTTCCTGCTTTTATAGCACCGATAGAAGATGATCCTAAATCTACATCGTGTTTAGCTTCCGGATATTTCATTTGTATGCTTGCTTCAAGTTTTTTCATAGCTTCCATACGATTTCCATCAACTAATACCGCAAATCTATTACCAGATAATTTTTTAATCTGTTCATAACCTAGATCATTAGCAATTGCTACTAGATTATCATAGGATAATTCCCACTCAGATTCAGCCAATGGTCCGTAATATGGTTCAAATTCGTTATATCGGAGCATGGGTAGGACTCTCTTTTGTTATTCTTTCTATTTATAACAAAGAAAGAGGGTCCGCCATGACGACGGACCCTCCGCGTGGAGTGAGAGAGGTGAGAGAGAGCCTCCACGCTATGTCATGTTATCGACTATAACCGTCTCGGTATGCGCGGTTCTCTAACCACATCTGTCTATTTCTGGCTCTTGCATCGCGGCCGCGTTGACAAGCCGCTCTTGCACCTTCGTTATTGTAGTAACGGGCGCAACTGTCATAAGCAACAGGAGGCGATTGTATTATTACGTTACGAGGACGATCCATTGAAGCACCTATGTTGCTACCTGCAATCGTGCCTAGAACCGCACCAACGGCTGTAGCGGCTGTTTTTCCAGAACCACTACCAACAGTATTACCTAAAAGCCCACCAACAACGCCACCGCTAACAGCGCCTACGCCTTGATTGGTAGCCATGTTACAGCCCATTAAACCCAATGCTCCAACACATAATGTTACTAACATCAATTTTTTCATATCACCCTCCTACAAGTCTAGATAAGAATCTTCAATACGCTGTATTCGTTTGTTTAACCATTTTAATATTTTTTTATCTTCCTCCGAAGGTTCTTTATCAGACATTATAATGTCTTTTTCTTGGTTTAATACGCAGACCGTTAAAATGTCGGCGCTATTCATTACGCTACTCCGTTAGTGTGTTAGGTTTCGATTTAAACGTCTTGATTATTTCATTTAAATTACGCCACACTTCACGTTCTCTTTCCCGGTCGTCTTCTTCTTCGCGGTCCTCTATAGGAACACAAACAGCAATTATATCATCTTCCATTCTTGCTGTACCGAATTGAGTTAATTCACGTTGACCGAGAACTAAGGCTTTAGCATCAATGCATCTTTGCCAAGAGGAATAATCAGAATGAAATTGTGTAACATCCGCACCACCTAATATAGCGACAATCAGCATAGCCTTGACACTCATTATATTTCTCCTAGATTCTTTATGAGATAACCTTTGGCATATTCTTTCGCCTCATTAGAATGAAAATACATACCAGCATCTTCAGAAATTTCATCAATAGAAAAATCCCAAACAGGATCTAATTTCCCATTGTCGCAAATGTATCCATTGCAAAACTCTTCGATCTCTGACATCCAATTTTTTATCTTACTCATAATATAACCTCTCTCGATTGTTATTTATAGTACCATAGAAATGGAACTATGTCAAGCTTCTTCTTGCATATCTTCACGATCACCAATACCAGCAGAATCGCAAAACCGAACAAACAACCCTAGTTGTCTACCAAACGCTTCAATTTCCCAAGGATAATCATAATAGTTGATATCTTTAATGTTAAACTTTTTCTTATGAAATCTAACCATGTCCTTGGCGGCGTATTCATACATCTCTCCTCGCGCCCATTGCTTAACATGAACCATTTCATGAGCCAGCGTTATAAGGAGATTTCGGATTTTGACATCTTTGTTAAGAAATATGCTAAACTCTCTAGGACGATAATTTTCTGCGTCATCCCAAAAAGCTTCCCCTTCATTATCTTTAGACCAACTCTTTTTAAGTTTGATAGTAATTTCAAGATTGCTTATCAATCTCTTGCCCATCAACTTTTCAGCATACCACCAAGTAGCCTTTTCAACTAATTTACGGGTAGCTTTGTTGGACCCTGTTACATGAAGAAGCAATAATTTAGCCCTTCTTGCCGCTGGGATTTCCCAAATAGACGTGCTTGGCACCAGAATACGAAATGGAACCCTTACCATACGGCCACGTCATGTTTGCCCCTTTGGCAATGACGGTAGGACACTTAGCAATCTTACCGCCCTTGGCAATCCATTCTGCAATCATTTCTTCAGTAGTTTTGGTCATGATTATGCTCCTGTCCAACTGATTTTGTATTTCCCTTCAAGGACGTTTCCTCTTGAGAAATTTCTTGCCGGAGAAGCCCAACCAGCAGGCTTCAGGATAGTACCGATTGGAAACTTTTTGTCATTTTCGCAATTGACAACAAAGCACTTGACTCCGCCAGTTTTCTCGACTACCTTGATATACTTCTTACCAACAGTGTAGTCTAAGTTTTCATTGAACTCGGCGATCATCTTTTTATTGACATCTCGCAACTCGCCAACCTCTTTATTGCTTTTTGAGTTTAAGTGCCAATAGAGATAATCATATCTCATAGCTTTCATCATGGTGTTAACGCCAGCGTCAACAGTCTTTGAACCTTCTTCTACATAAGCCATTGTTTTCTCTCTCTCTCAATTATGCTTAATAGTAACATAGAAAATGAATCATGTCAACAGTTAATATCAACTTTTTTCATCTTTTTTGCATAGATTGCTATCATCCATCGATAAAAAGCCCATGTCATCAGAATAGTATTAACGACATCAAACCACGGCAACATTGATCCCGAAGCTCGTTCATCAGAAAAAGTAAAATATCCAGCAAATCCAATTAAACAAATAGCCCACGAAATAAGAGGAGATGCTATGAATAACCACATATTATGTCAAGCATAAAAAACGAGGGGTAGTACCCGCAAACCCTGCACCTTTATTGAGTTTTTTACAAATATCATTTGCATCATATTTGTTTTGGTATATGGCTACATATTGCTTAGTAGACGTTTCATATACCTTATACTGATTACCATGGCGCCTAACAGTATAATTTGACATATTCTCAGCCTTATTCTTTGTCATTAGACTTTCCTTTCATTACTATTTCATCTATATGACGGTTACATCCAATACAAATTTTGTCCTCATTAAGCGTACACGTCCCGTTGCATGGGCTATCTTCTTGTATTTCTTTTCTTGTTCTTCTTAATTGTTCTAACACTATATCTTTAATCCGCTAAAGTCCTTTCTGCCCATTTTCTTAGTTGCCCATTTCATCTTATCATCTTCGTCCATCCTCTGACCGTATTCTGTAGTATCCATTACAGGGCCGCTATCGTTCATAAGTGTCTGTTCATTTTCATCAACATCATACAGACGCATTTTGGCTCTATCCATACCCAGAACAAATCGTTTATACTGTGTTGGATCGTTGTACCTATTTTTCAGTTGCTTGATCATAACTTGATTGGATGCTTCTAGTTCCTCGGTGCTTATAAGAGCGATCATGAAATCGGCCGTAGCGGGTAGACCGAAACTCTCTGATGTATCTTCTAGACCTGGATCACTATTGCTGAAACCAGATCGAGTCGTTTGTGTAGCAGATACAACAGGGACATCTTTCTCTACAGCAAGTCCACGCAACTCCTCCGCAATGGCCTTGATATATGTATAACTATTGACTGCTGCACCCATTTTCATTCTGGATGATGCACATATATTCAGATAGTCTACATATACGATATCTGGAGCGAATGACCGTTTAAGTTTAAGTTCGTTGATTAGATGCCTGAAATGTCCTGTACCAGCAACAGCGGTAGGATATTCTTTGACGATCAATTTACCCGCAGTCTTATTCTCAACTTTCTGGATTTTTTTGTCGTACATATCTTTAGATAGATCGACCAATTCATCTAATGGTACATTCATCAGATTGGCATCAATACGTTCGGCTATACGTTCTTCAGCCATTTCTAAAGTAATATACAGAACATTCTTACCTTCCATAAGATTGGCTGCAGCCATATGACACATGGCGAGGGACTTACCAACTCCAGTTCCGGCTAATATTATATTCAGTGTTTTCTTAGGAAGTCCATTCTTGGTAATTCTATTCATATAGTCGAGATCAAATGGTATACGTTCTTCCACTTTATGATAGAAGTCATATCGTTCTTCAGAGTCATCAATGAAATCATGGCCAATATTTGGATCAAATGACACTGCCAATGCATCTGTTAGAAGTTCTGGAATTTTACCCTTTTCGTCCTTCCCGTCGATGATGGCGATGGAGGACATAATAGCATTATAGAGGGCTTTTTCTTGGCAAAATTTCTCGGTTATTTCGATCAGCCAGTCTTGATTTTCTTCTTCATCTACAACAAGTTCACCGATCACATCTTTACATGCATTAAAGTCTGTATCGGATATATTGCTTTCTGAATCTATTTCAAGGATCAATGCCTCTCTCGTAGGCATATTATTATACTTGTTAACGAATTGGTCTATGGATTCATATACAAGTTTGTCTGATCTTTCAGAGAAAT